ATCAGCACAGACAATCAAAAGCCGTCGATACAAGATGGTGCATCTCGCGGCGCTGCTCATGCCATCGGGTCCCGAAGACGTGACCACGGAGCAGATTGTGCAGGCGTTCGCACGGCAGCAATGGAAACCGGAGACGCGCAAGGCGTACCGTAACACGATTTCGTCGTTCTTTCGATGGCTGCATAAAAGCGGCCGGCGAGCCGATGATCCGAGTCTGGACGTGCCAAGGGTGAAGAAGCCGCACGCGCATCCCAGACCATGCCCGGACCGGTACATCACGGCCGCGATGGAGCAGGCCACGCCGTCGGAAAAACTCATGGTCCGGCTCGGAGCCGAGTGCGGGCTGCGGCACGGGGAGATCGCCCGCGTCCATAGCGATGACGTCGTGGCCGACAGCGCCGGCCATTCGCTGATCGTGCGCGGCAAAGGCGACAAACAGCGCATCGTGCCGTTGCCGGACGACCTGGCGAACACCGTCATGGAGACGCAAGGGTATCTGTTCCCCGGCCGCTTCGGCGGACATGTGGAAGAGTCCTATATCGGTGACCACATCAGCCGCCTGCTGCCGGACGGATACGCGGCCCACACGCTGCGCCACCGTTTCGCCACGACGGCCTACGCCGCGACTCATGACCTGTTCGTGGTCGCCGAACTGCTCGGCCATGAATCGGTGGAGACCACGGAGCATTACGTGGCCATGCCGGACGGCCGTCTGAGAGAGGCCACGGCGGCCGTTCGGCTTATCTAGGCCGCGTGGCGGGCTGACAATCTGGCTTTCTTGACTCGCGCGCGTTTCGTCACGTCGTTGTCCTTCCAGTAGCACCAGATCGCGCTGCCGGCGGTCCATGCCAGGCTCACGAGCTGCGTGATGGTCGTGTCATCGATGTTGAGCACAGGATGGCCGAGCATGGTCAATGCCTGGTTGATGAGCGCGAGCAGCAGGATTACGAATCTGGATATCGTGCCGCCATCGATTCTCGGCGTCGTTACTTCGGCATCGTCATCGTTGGCGGCCGTGATCTGCGCGGAAACGGGCATCGCATCCTCTTCCGTCGCGTCGGTCGTCGGCAGTCGGTTTTCCGTGGTGTCGGTCATTTCGTCGCCTCTTCCATCTTGCTGATTTTTCGGACAGTTCGCTGATCTGCTTCTGCTGCGTCTCTATGGTCTTGGTGAGCCGGTGCAGCATTCCGGGGATCTCGAAGCAGATGGTGTTGTAGACGTTGCCGCCCGGTGCCGAGCCCTTGTAGCTGTATTGCATGATGCTGTCGCGGATGCGCTGCGGCAGCTCGTAGGTGAGCAGATTGTACATGTTGCCGCCCGGTGTGGCGTTCTTTCCGTTGGGCTTGTATGCCCAGTTCCATACTTCGTCGCCTGCATTGGACATGGTTCCTCCTTCAAGGATTCGGTTTGCTTGGTCGATGATCTGCTTGTATGGCAGTCCGTTGGGCGCGAGGTCCGGGCATGAGAGGTGGTCGGTGCCTGGAATCTCCCTGTGCAGCCACACATTGCCTTTCAGGCCGTCGTGCCACAGTTTTTTCCATCCGTACCTTCTCGCGATGTCGGCGCACAGTCTGGCGCTTGCGTCGATGCACTCCTGGGTGCATACCGCGCCGTCGGCCATGCCGCCCTCGTGCTCGATGCTGATGGTCGAATTATTCGATGCGTAGTTCGCGTCTGAATAGCTGCCGTCGAGTTCCGACACGTATTGGTGGATCTCTCCGGTCGCGCCGATGCCGTAGTGTGCCGATGCCCGGCTCGACTGGTTGGCGAACGTGGCATCGGTGCCGGCGAGGTATCCAACCATGATGTGCAGCGTGATGTGCGTGACGCCGTAGCCGTTGCGGCCAACGTAATGGTTCGGGCTTCCTTTCCAGATGATGCCGCTCATGTGGTTCCTTTCCTTCCTTTAGTCGAACAGGTCTTCCGGTGGCTCCGGCGGTGGTGGTGGGGCGCGCCTGTAGATGTGGTCGATGAGTTGCCGGTTCCATTGCCAGAGGCGTTGGTTGTCGGCCTGCATCTTCTGCGCGAGCCGGTAGGCTTCCATCTTGTTCTTCGCGGCGGCCGAGAGGGTGGAGACCAGTGCGCCGACTACCGCGCCGACCGCGCCGACGATGGCGATGATGAGATCCGTCACGCGTCGGGCTCCGTGTAGATGTAGACGATCCAGACGTTGAGCGCGCTCGTGTTCGATGCGCCTTTGCGTACGATGATCTCGGATGGTGTGACCGTGACTTCTGAATGCCAGTAGGTGTCGGTGGCGAGGTACGGTTGGGGGGAGCCGCCTTTTCCTTGGGTGATGACGCGGTAGTCCAGTAGGCTGTAGATGCTGAAGCCCGGTGGGGTGCGCGAGTTGTTGGTCAGGTTCTTGTATTCTCGGACCTGCATGCAGATGCGGCGGCCGTCCACCCATTTGCGTCCGGTGTAAATCCGCGAGTTGAGTCTCCAAGTGCCGTTCCATGGCATGTCGGCTGTTCGGGTCTTGACCCATTGCGCGCCGTCCCACACATATGGGCCGTTGTCGTCGTTGCCGCCGGTGACGAAACCTGTTTGGCCGATGACGCCGGTGATTTGCCGAAGGGCTTCGAGGGTGGTCGCGACGGCCGGTTTGACGCCTTCCGGCGTGGTCCTCCGGTCCACTTGGTCAAGCGCCTGTTCGAACGTGTCGGCCATGCTCTTGAACGAGTCCGGCGCGGTGCTCACGAGATCTGATCCTTCCGGGTACGTGAGTCCGTAGATTGGTGTTGTTGCTGTCATTGTGTTCCTTCCTTTTCGGCGGTGGGCGAAGAAGCGTCGATGATCTGGATCATCGAGAGGTCGCAGATGTGCAGGTCGAGCTGCTGCCAGCTGAGGCCGGATGGCAGGTCGGCCCATGTGATGCGGTTTGTCAAGAGCGGTCGAAGCGCGGCCAGCGTCGCTTCCTGGGTGAGTGTCGGTTTGCCGTTGCGCCACCGGTATGAGAGCGTCCCGCCGATGGTCGTGATGGGGCCGGTGAAGGACGGTCGGCCGTCTGAGCCGATCAGGGCCGACGCCTTGGCCTTGACGATGACGAACGGGCCGGATGGGCTTGCCTTGTACAGCCATGGCCGTCGTGCCGGGTCGATTCGCGTGCTGTTGAACGTCACTGTCTCCGGTACCATGCGCAGGTCGTGCGATTCGAGCCATTGCGCGACGTTGGCGCGGTCCGTGTCACTGACGTTCGACGTGGCCCCGCTGTTCCACACGCCGCCCGAGTCGTCCACGGCAAGCATGTCGGAATCGATGGTGAGGCTCTTCTGCATGGCGGTCAATTGTGGTGGAAGACGGTCCTGGTCTCCCATCGTGATCTCCACGTCATCGAACGAGAGCTTGCCGTTGTCCGATTTGACGCGTTTCGCGTTGATGACCACCTGTGTCAAAGGTTCGGTGATGCTCAGATCCGTCGATGCCTCGATGTCGGCCGCCGAGAGCGCGTATCGTGTCTCTCCGTCGATGAGGACGTTGAGTCGGCCATCGGTTGACAGATGCACGGCGATCGGGTCGGCGAGGAACAGCGGCCTGATGGTGGATGCCGCGCCGTCGTAGACTTCGTGCCATTGAGGGAGTCGTGGCCCGACGGTGAGCCGGTGCAGCAGGTCGAGCTGCGATGGGTGGTCGGATGACGTGTATGGCGCGACGCTTGACGGCAGGGCGAGCCCGTCCAGTTGGGCTTCCGGCGCTCCCTGCGCCGAGGCCCTGCGGTTCATCTCCGCGAGGCGTGCGGATGGCGTGCCTATCCAGTGCGCGCCGTTCCATTTCGCGGCCGTGTCTGTCGGTCCTTGGGATTGCAGGCGCTTCCATACGGCCATCCTCGATGTGGCGGAGAGTTTGAGCAGCCACCCGCCGTCGCTGGCCGGTTCGATGCTGTCGCCGGTGGAGACGGTGCCGGCGAACATCGTAGAGGCGGGCGAGTCGGTGGATTCCGGCGTGGCGGGGGAGTAAGCGCGGTGCAGCGAGCTGATCGGGATACGCAGATCTTCCCAGCCGCCCATCGACGGCTGAAGATCTTGCCATCTGGGTTGATCGGAGAACTGCACGATCACCTTCATGCCGGCCAATGTCAATGCCTGGCCTGCGAGCCGTCCGGTCTTGTCGCGCAGGGTGAAGTTCATCACGGCAGGTTCGGGTTGTTCGTCGATGCTGTCGCTTCCCCACCGGATAGTGAAAGAGTCGAGGGCTGCGATGTCCTTGGCGGAGTCGTTCACCGGTGTCCAGCCGTTGCCGGTGTCGATGAACATGAAGCACTGCTGCATCTCATGACCTCCTTGCGTCGTAGTCGGCCAGGAGTCGTTTGATGGCCTTGGCGGTGCCGTCCTTGTCGATGACCTCGCCGTTGATCTCCACGTTCCAGTTGTTCGTGACGGCGGGCCGGTCGCCGGTCGTGGCGGCCGCGACGTTGAGCGGCATGGTGGCGAGACGGCGGTTGGCGCGGCTGATAGCGGTTTCAACACTGCTGTCAAACCCGGTGTTGAGGCCCTGGGCGAAACCGGTCATGATGGCCTGGCCGGCGGGGATGAGCAGGCGACGGTCGTAGCTGATCGGGCCCTTGTGGGCCTTGATCCAGTCGCCGATGCCGCTGATCCAGCCGGTCACGTTGCTCCACATCGATTTGAGGCCGTTGAGGAATCCGCTGATGATGCTCGCGCCGGCGTTGTAGAGCAGTGTGCCGGCTCCGGAGAAGAAGCCGCCGATTGTGCCCGGGATGCCACGGAACCATGAGACGACGCCGTTCCACGCGTTCCTGGCACCGTTCGCGGCCGAGTTGAAGATGTTGACGATGGTGGAGCCGAGACCGGAGAAGAAGCCGATGATGCCCTGCACGCAGCCGGACAGGAAACTTGTGAAGCTCGACCAGACGGCCTTGCCGGTGTTGGTGCAGGTGAAGAAGTAGGTGAGTCCGGCCACGAGCGCGGCGATGAGCGTGATGACCAGCATGATCGGGTTCGCGGCCATGACCGCGTTGAGCAGTGCCTGAGCGACGGCGGCAATCCGCATGGCGGTGGTGACGGCAGTGACGGCCGCCACGGCGCCGCCGACGGCGGCCACGAGTGGCGTCACTAGCTCCGTGTTTCGACCGATCCAGTCGCCTGCGGTCTTCAGCCAGCCGCCGACCGTTTGCGCGGCCGTGGCGACGGCGTTGAGCACGTTGCCGAACGAGGTTCCGGCCGGCTGTCCTCCGGTCATCGCGTTCACGACGGCCATGATGCCGGTCCACAATGATTGCAGTCCGCCGCCGGCCGACTGCGCGGCCGTCTGCAATGCGTTGAACGCTCCGGTGTCCTTGACCTGTGTGAAGAACGTCTGCAATCCCTGCGTGCCGGTCTGCGCGAGGTTTGTGACTGCCGTTGCGGCCGCGTTGATGCCGCCGGTGACGGCCGGTTTGAAGAGGTTGAAGGCGTCGGTCAGGCCGCCGGTGACGGCTGCTTCGAGGTTTCCCATGGCTCCCTCGATGGTGCTGGTCGATGTCGCGGCCTGTTTCGCCACGTCGGTCATGCCGAGGTCCATGAGCGCCTTGTTGAACTCGTCTGCGGTGATCTCGCCCTTGGACATGGCGTCGCGGAAGTTGCCCGTGTACGCGCCGTTCTTCAGCAGCGCCTCCTGGAGTTTGCCGGACGCGCCCGGGATGGCGTCGGCGAGTTGGTTCCAGTTCTCGGTGGTCAATTTTCCCGCGCCGGCGGTCTGGGTGAGGACCATGGCCACGCTTTTGAAACTGTCGGCGTTGCCTCCGGCGACGGCGTTGAGGTTTCCTGCGGCTTCGGTCAGTTCCATGTAGTTGCCGATGCCGTTTGCCGCGAGCTGCGCGGTGGTGTTCTGGATGTCATCGAGGCCGTACACGGTGGCGTCGGCGTATTTGCGTGTTTCCTTCGTGGCTGCCTGCACGGCTTTGGTGTCGATGCCGGCGAAGCTCATGGTGTTCATGAACTTGTCGGTGCTGTCCGACATGTTCACCACGTCGCCGGCGAAGCCCTTGACCGTGTCCCACAGCGCGGTCACGCCCTTGACGGCCAATCCGCCGATGGCGCTGCCGAAAGCGGCCGCCTTCGTGGTGGTCTTCTCGAACGCCTTGACGGCATCATCGGCGTTGCCGGTGATGCGCACGCTCATGATCGCGCTGTGCGCCATGGTTCACTCCTTCGGTGTTTCTTCCGCTTCCTTGAGCAGTTCGGCCAGTCCGGTGCCCCAATCCAATTCGTCGGCCTCGTTCCTCCACTGCCATGGCGTGCCGCCGAAACGGCTTGCCAGGAGGAACGAGAGACGGCCGAGCGAGTCTTGGGGCCACGTGGCTAGTCCGTAGGGTTTCCCTCTTCCGGTTCCTCCTTCGGTGCCGCAAGGTCGAAGGACGCCACGGTGTCCAGCCAATGCTCGAAATCAGGCATGGTGCGGCCGGCCATGCGCAGGGCCGCGTAGGCCGCGTACGCGCCGGAACGGACGGGGGACTGGGTGATTGGCCCCCAGCCGGCCTCGATGGCGTGTGCCTCGGCCTTGCATGTCGCGCGCATCGTGATCGGCACGAGTTCGCTGGTACCGTCCGTGTAGGTGATTCTTGTGGTTGCCATTATTTTCCTTTCACTTGTTTCAGTGTCTTGTCGATGAAGTCCTTGTAGACCTTTTGCCATTGGCTCTCGGTGGAGGCGACGCCGTTGTTGACGAAGAGCCGTGGCCGGATGTGCCGTTTCGGCCAGCCGTAATTGATTGGGCCCGCGTATGGCGCGGCCTTGCGGCCGGCGCGGATGACGCCGGCGCGTTTCGTCGCTCCGACACGCAGGCTGCCGGCCAGCCGGCCGGTTTTGCCTCGTGGGGCGAGGTTGCGGACGGCGGGCAGTGCGATCTGCGCGGCCTCGCGGTTCACTTCCTTCAGGTCGTCCATGTCCGCGCCGGCCTTGCGCATCGTCTGCACGAAGCGTTTCTGGCCGACGACCATCAATGCCTTGCCGGCCATCACTTGCCCGTGTACGGTGTGTGGGCGACGGTCGTGACGGCGAAGCTCAGATCGTTCGTGTTCTTCGATTTGACGTCGCCGCCGATGGCGATTGGCGCGATGGTGACGTTGAAGGTCCATTGGATCTTGCCGGTCTTGTTCGGTACGAACTGGGCCGGCAGCGTCTCGCCCTTGTGGTCGAAGAGCCAGACGGCCAGACCGTCCTCGCTGAAGTCGTCGCCCACGGTGCCCTCGAACGTCCACGTGGTCGTGGTGTTCGTTTCCTCGGATCCGTCCAAGTAGGTCGTCGGGTCGTCGCTGCTGTTCGACGGGTTCAGCTGCGCCTTGGTCAGGTCGGCGCTGAAGTCCCTGCCGTTTGCGGTGTCGGTGATTTTGAAGATGCCCGGTCCGAGCGTGCGGATCTTTCCAGCCATGATTGTTTTCCTTTCCTTGTCTTATTCGGTTTCCAGGGCGTTCAATGTGACCTGGTAGGCCGCGAGCGTGCCGGCGCCGGCCAGGTTCCAGCTTGCCGGTGTGGCCTTCTGAAGGTTCAGGCCCTTGTCGGCGAGCCGGTCGAGCGCTGTGAGGATGTCATCGACTGCGGATGGCTGTGTGGCCGGCGTGCCGGCGATGACGTCCAACGTCCAGACCGGTTCTGGCGGGCCCCATGATGGCCATTCCACGGTTGGCGGTTCGATGAACACCGCGACTTTGCCGGCCGCCGGGCGGATCAGTTGGGCGTCGATGCTGACGCTGCTGACCAGTCCATCGAGCATGTCGGTGAGCGTGTTCATCAGCGCGGCGCGTTGTTCCTGGATGTTCATGCGATCACCATGCCCCCGGTGAGCACGCCGGCGGCGCGGAGTTTCGGCCAGACCGAGCGGAGCGGGTCGGTGGAGATCCTGAATGGTTCCACGGTCGAGTCGCCCACGTCCATCACGCCCAGGCGCGCGTCACGCATGTTGAACAGGTCCGCCGCGCAGGAGACGATGCAATCGGCCAGCAAATCGTCATCGACGGCGGTGGTGCCGACCGCGTGCGCGACGTATCGGCGCGCCGCCGCGAGTTTGACCGTGAGCCGTTCGTCCTCTCCGGCCGGCACTCCGACCTCGTCGCGGAGCCGTTGCAGCAGGATGTTGTCAGCGATCATCATGCCGTGGCGAACTTCACCGGAATCAGGCCGTCCGCATGGGTCGTGGCCACCGCCATGTATCCGTAGACGCTGTAGCTGTTGGTCAGGCCGGTCACGTTCCCGTCGGTCAGCTGCGCCGGGCCGCCGGACTCCCAGACGGTCACGGCGGCGGGATCGATGAAACTGGCCAATTCGGCATCGGCGTTCGGCAGCAGCACGACCGGGACGCGCATGAACGTGCCGGCCACGCCGGTCAGGTCGAAACTTCCGATGGTGTCCGACCCGTCGCCGCTGAGGTTGAAGAACCGGTCACCGGTGTCCTTGAGCTTCACCAATGCCTTGAGTACGTCTTTGGAGACCGCGAGGCGTGTCAGCGACACGTTGCGGTCGTCGGCCAGTTCGGACGCGTCGATGATGAGGGACACCCAATCGTCGATGGTCATGTTGGCCAACTGTGGCGCGTCGATCTTGTTGGCGTCCTTGGACGCGTCGCGCTGAGCCTTGATCTCCGCATACAGATGGTCGCGCACTGCCTTCTCGGTGGCCTTCGCGTAAGCGTTCTGCAATGCGGTGAGCGCGGTGTTGAGCATCGGAGTGGTTGACCGTTCGATGGTCTGGCGAGATAGGGTGGTGTAGCCGCCGTAGGTGTTGATGTCGGCTGTCTTGGTGCCGAAGGCGACTTTTCCGAAGGAAAGTTCTGAGCCTTCCGTCTCCTGTTTGCCGACGGCTGTGGTGTCGGAGGTCACGACATGATATTCCATGCTCATGCCGGTCGCCGGGAGCGTGTCATGTGCCAGGAGCTGGGAGACTTTGCGGCGTTCCTCGATCAGTTTGAGGTCATCGGCGATCCAGGTGGCGGTGTTGCCGGTGTCCTTGGTGGAAATCAGGTCGCGGCATTCCTTCATCACGGCCATGGCCTGCTCGTCGCCTCGCGCGAGGGCCTGCATGTATTCGCCGTGGCTCCGGTACGCCGCGCCGATGGCAGCCGGCGCCGGTTTCGCGCCCATCTTGCTGATCTCGGCCTTGATGCCGCGCTGTTCCTCCTGCATGGACTGGATCAGGTCCATCAGTTCGTTGTTGTTTTCCATGGTTTCCTTCCTGTGTTCGACGGCTGGTGCCGCTGATTTGGTCATTTTCGCGTTCTGGTAGGCCGGCCAGCTCACGATGCTGGTCTCAAGCAGCCTGACCTTGCGGCGGTGGGTGATGCCGTCGCGGTCCTTCTGCGATTCGATCGGGATGAAGCCGACCGAGAAGCTGTCGAGCACGCCGTCACGAATCAGGGTCATCGCGTCGCGGCCGCGTGCCGTGTCGCTGATCCGCGCGGTGATGTGCAGGCCGTCGTCCGTGCTTTCCGCTTTGGTGATGCGGCCGATGGTCTCGCCGTGCTCGAAGCACAGTTTCGCCTCGTCAAGTCCCTGGAACTCGCATTCTCGGTCGAAGGTCTCGGCTCCGTCCCATGTGTCGATGATGTCGCCGAACGGCACGGCGACGCCCTCGACGGAGGTTGTGCCCTCGTCGTCGGCGGAGCGGAGCGTCAGGCCCTTCCATGCGATTTCGCGTTTCTCGATGTTCATTGGTCTTCTTCCTTTCCGAGTGCAGGCAATCCTTCCTTGCGTCTCACGTCATCGACGGTGAGGAAACCGGCCTCGATGGCTGTCTTGTAGGCCGTGTATCGGTCGCTCATGTTCGCACGCTGCGAGCTGTCCCAGTCGAATTTCGCGGTCCGGCCGCGTGGCAGCAGACGGTTGAAGATCTCCTCGATCTCGCCGGTGTAGGCGGCCAGCGTGTAGTCGGCGAACTCGATCCACGACTGTTCGATGTTGCTGTAGGTGAGGTTCGAGCCATCGACGGCGGCGAGCATGATGCTTGCCGGGATGCCGAGCAGACGGGCGATCTGCGTGGTATCGAACTTTTGAGTCTCAAGAAACTGCAAGTCTGCTGGCTTAAGTGAGAGCGGCACGTATTCCAGGTTCTTGCCGACTACCTTGATGTCGCCGGCCTCGCCCGACGCCTTCCATGATGCCTTTGCCTGCTGCGCGGCTTCCTGTGTGATGTTCTCTGATGTGCGCAGATAGCCCTTGAGATTCGAGCCGTCCGTGAAGAACTTCGCCTTGTAGTCGCGGGCGAGCTGCGCGGCATCGATCTCCTCGCGTGCCGCCGAGATGGGGCCGAGGCCGCGCAGTCGGCCGGGCACGTTGAGGAACTTGCTGTGCACGATGGAATCGGAGTCGTAGACGTGTCCCATGTAGGAGAATCGCAGGTCTGGGCAGGCTGGGTCGTCGCTTTCGTCGGTGACGGTCACGTATTGCGGCGGCAGCATCTCGCAGGTGACGATCTCGCCTTTCCAATCGCGCACGATGCGCGTGAAGGCGTTGCCGTCGAGCACGAGAGAGGCCACGATGTCGGCGATGAAATCACGGCGTGAACGAGACACGTCCGGCTGCAACACCATGGGGCTCACGTCCGGCAGGTCACGGCCGCCGCGCTGTTCCACGATCGGCAGGCCGGTGATGGCGGTCTGAAGCACTTGCACGCCACGGAACACGGTTGAGAGTTGCAACGGTTCGGTTGCCGGCCCCCGTTTCGGCGGCTTGATGCCGTCCGGCATGTCCGTGCCTGTCTCTTATACACATCTCCGAGCCCACG